ATTTTCAAGGCGTCAAGCTGCATGGGCACCGTCGCCGGGCAAATCATCAACTTGAAACGCATCGTGTGTGACGTGGGCGATCAAATGATTGTCTGCCAGACCGATGACGACGCGGCGACGTGGGCAAAGACGCGCGGGAAGGAATGGATACGCTCCAACCCCGACGCCATGCGGCTGCTATCTCGCGACAAATACGCGATGACCAACGACCTTGTGCTTTTTAGGTCGAAATTTCTGCAAATCACCGGCCCCGGCATTTCATCCGCGCAGTCTGTGCAGGTGCGTTACTGCCAGACCGATGAAAGCCATCTTGAAAGCTACCCAGACGGAAGGCTCATCGAATTTGAAAAGCGCATGGGCGGGCGATGGGATAGGCAGGGCACGCATATCACCACGGCACCGGATGAAGGCCGCGAAGTTGCGACGTTTTACCTCGCAGGACAGCAAGACGAATGGCACTTCCGCTGCCCGAAATGCGAGCGGCTAGTGTGGCCGCTATGGGGCGAAGATTCCGGCAAACATTACAACGGCGTGAAAGTTTTTGGTTTTGATTCGATGCGCGATAGCGTTGTTTTTATGTGTCCACATTGCGACCATATTTCAAACGACACCGCGCGCGACCGTTACGCACTGAATAAGGACGGCGATTACGTCGCGCAGAATCCAACGGCACCGCCAGAGACGCGCAGCTTCCGATGGAGTGTGTTCGCCGCGCACTGGATTTCATGGCGGGAAATGCTCATTGAGAGCAACAGCGCGATGGAAGCCGCGAAGCTCGGCAATTTGAAGCCGTGGGAAGATTTCGAGAAAAAACGCCTCTGCAAAATCTACGTGCCGCGCCTGCCAGACTTTGGCGACGCCAAGGGCAATCGTGACTACCGCCTCGGCGACGTGTGGCAGCCGGGTGGTGAGACATTGCGTGTCTTATCCTGCGACCCGCAGGCGGGCAAGGCAGGCGAACCCGCGCACCGGCACGCGCTCGTTACGGAATGGGATCGGCAGGGCAACTCGCGCCGCGTGTGCTACCGGCGAATAGACACGGCGGCGCAGTTGCACGAAATGGCGGCGGAGTTTGGCGTGAGCGAAGGCAAGCCGGGCAAAAATTCGCACGTCATAATTGACAGCGGGCACGAACCCCGCCGCACGTTTCGCGAGTGCGGGCAATTCGGCTGGTATGCGTTCAAGGGATCGGACTTGCAGCAGTTCCACGCAATCAAGCAGGGCATCGGCGCGGACGCGATGAACGTCACTCATCCCATGCCGTATTCGCAGCCGGAACCGCAATCCGGCGTTGTCGGCGAGGCACTGCCAAAAAGCGCACGCAAGGTCAAGGTTGGCCGTTTGCCGGATGGGTGGGCGTATTGCATTACGTCGCACAATCCAGAACTCTACGGATACCTCTACGCGCTCATCACGGGCACTTCGGGCCGCTATTTCGGCATCGCGCAGGACATGCCGGAGTGCTACGTGAAAAACATGCCGGGCTTCATGCCGTTGATCGAGCCGGACAAGAAAACGGCGACGGTGAAGAAAATCGTGTGGAAGAAAATCCGCGAGGATCACTATTGGGATCTCGAAGTTTTAAGTTTGGTCATCGCCATTCGCAGCGGCTTCTTCCCGCTCGGCAAAGAATCCGAGATTGACACGCCTCCCGCGCCCGTGTAAATACACGGCAAACCATGCCATCTCCGCAACGTCTTTATCGCCATTATTCCACGCCCGATTTGGCGGCTGCGTTTGCGAAAGCCAAGGCGGAATTGGAGGAGTGCTGGCAGTCCGTTGGAGGGGGCGCAAAGAGCGGCACAAAGGCGATCACGGATGCCAAGTTGAGGCTGCATGAGATAAACGCGGAAATGGATTTTCGGGCGGGCATTATGACGACGAAAAAAGTGAACATGGATTTAAGCGGATACAAATGAGCAAGCGCAACCGATACCAGAAACGCGACACGGCAACACTTGAGCGGTCAAAGCGCAGCGGCCTCGCGCTCGCTTCGATGGCGAGCTATGACGGCGCGATGCCTGACAAGACGCGGCAAATGTCGAATCGCATCGGCACGAACCCCAACTCGGCATACGCGCAGCAGCAGCGCGTGACGCTCATGTGGCAGGCCGAGGACTTGGTAAAGAACTCAGACTGGGTTTCTGTCTGCTATTCGCTCAAACAATACTGCCAGCCGATTGGCTACCTCGCGCAGACCGGCGACCCGGCGCTAGATAGCGAGGTGAACCAATACATGCGCGAAGTGATGAAACGCGGCGGCATTAACCAGTCCGCGCTTTCCGCTTTTTCGTGCGCCGCACACGTTGAAATGCCAGTGCGCGGTGATTCGATTCTGGAGCGGTATGACGACGAAACGCAGCTTCGCTTTATCGTTCGGTGCGCTGATCAAATCGGCGAGCTTTACCGCTTCGTAAATCCTGCCAGCTACGGTGCCGAGGCATTCGTGCAACCTCCCGCGCCGAGCGTGCGCTACATCGCCGGAATTTTCCTTGCGCCGAACGGGATGAATGAAGCGTTCAAAATTTACGAGCGCGGATATAATCAGACCTACCTCAACCCGCAAATCGTCCCGGCGTGCAACGTCATTTTCTTCCAAGACAATCTGTTCGACGGGCATCGCGGAGTCACCAAGTTTGCGCCTGCAATCCAGAGCATCCAGAAGCGGAATAAAATCTGGCAAAGCGGCATGGACAGCATGGCGATTCAATCGAAGATTGCAGCCATTGCCAGCAACGCCAGCGGATCTCCCGACCCGCTGGACTACGAGACGACCACGAACTCGGACGGCACCATCACCTACACGGAAAAGATGGCGGACGGGGCCGTGGTGAAATACCAATTCAGCGACGGCGACAGCTATCAGTTTATGAAGTCGGAAGCACCCGGCCCCGCGCTTTTGCAGGGGCTTGACTACTCCGACGAGCGCACATGCCTCTCGCTCGGCTTCCCGAAGGCGTTTTTGATTTCCGCACGCGACGGCGGCGGCGCTCCTACGCGCTTCGATATGTCCCGCGCAGGGCGGGAAATCATGCGACTCCGCAATGACGTGTATCTTCCGCGCTTGGAGAAAATGGCCTATCTGTTTTTGATGGACGGCATCGCTCGCAAAAAGCTACCCGCCCGCGCTGGCGTGCTGAATGGGCATTGGCACTGGCCTTCATTGCCCACGGCAGACGCATTCCGGGACGACAAGAGCGACGTGGAAGCGATGCGCGCGGGCCTCACGACGCGCACGGCCATCATAGCCAAGAACGGCGACGGCACGTTTGAGGATGTTCTTGCGCGTGGCACGCAGGAAGCCATTGCCATCGAAATGGCAACGCAGGACGCGAACCGCGAGCTTGTGCGGCGCGGATACAAGCCCACCGTGGCAGACCTAAACATCGCGCAGGACACGGCAAACCCCGCACAGCAATCGGAACCCGCGCCCGAGGCAAACAAACCGCAAGGCGAGGCTCCTGCGAACGCTACGGCGGCACTGGCGTTTGACGAGGGCAAGCATCCCCGCGCCGATGATGGCAAGTTTGGGAGTGGCGGGGGCGGAGGCGGAGGCGGAGGCGGAAAGGCTGAAGAAATGGGCGCGGGCGCGGACGGAAAGCAAAAGCCAGTCTCGCAAATGTCCAAGGGCGAAAAGAAAACGCACGACATGCGGAAAAAGCTGGAAGCATTGCGCGCGAAAAACGCGGAGGGCGCAAAGAAGCTCGCGGACACAAATGCGCGCGTCTCGGAATTGCACTCACAACTTGTGGAGCAACTCAAAGCCGGAACAGGCACGGCAAATGACGACTTGAAAAAGACCGTGAACGAACTCGGCGCGAAGATTGCGGAGACGAAGATGCACACGCAAACGATTCAGCACGCACTGCGCGGAGAGGACATCGCCGCCGATGAGCACGGGCAAGATTCGCCGCAGCATGAAGCGGCGCGGAAGCGCACGGAATACGTTGCAGAGAAAGCGAAATGAAGCCTATCCCGCACACGCAGATTGCAAAGCTCCGCGCGTCGCGAGACGTGCGCGCAAAGGAGCTAGCCGGGGAGCTAGGCGTTCATCCAGTGCATCTATCCTACGTGGAAAACGGACGCAGGCAAAGCGCAAGCCTAGTGCAACGCGCGGTGGCATTTCTCTCGGCACTCCCCGCGAAAAGATAACGCGTTAAGAGGCGGTGGTGGACAAGCTGCACACTAGGCTATAAAAGCCTATCCGTGCTAGCAACCTTTCAAGCAACTTTTCGCAAACCGGAAATCACGGCGGATGACCGTGCCGCTGGAATCATTCGCGGCGTGTATGTGATGGAGCTTGGCAAGCTGGCGCAGTTTTCTGCACGCAGGGACGACGGCACGAAAACGCATAGGGCTGTAACGCTCGACGATGCCCACCTTGCCGCTTTGATGAACCACGCGGGCAATCGCAGCATCCCGGTTCACATGACGCATTCTCACACGTCCAAGGAGCAGGATGGGCTTGTGACGAAGGCTGGCGCGCTGAAAGGATTTTACCGCGACGATTCCAAAAACCTCCGCGCTGATTTGCACCTCGCGCCCGGCGCAACTCGCGAGACGGCGCTTTGGCACGCGGAGAATGACCCTGAGAATTTCATGCTGTCGGCGGTCTATTCGTTTCTTCCTGATGACCCGCTTTGCATCCCGCAGGATTTCCAAGCCGCCGACCTTGTGGAAAAGGGCGCGGGCGTTACTGCACTTCTGGCAGCCGATTTAACAACCTCACCTATGGACGAAACCACCACACCTAATGTTGACGACCTGCTCTCCAAGTTGAGCGCAGCTTGTCAGGCCGATCCGCACACGCTCGCCGCAGTCAAGGCGATGCTCAAATCCATCGAAAAGGCTGACAAGCCCGAAGATGAAACCGAAGTCACGGAAGTCGTGGAAACCCCGAACGATGACGCCGGAGCCGTCGCAGCTATGGCCGCGCTGGAAAAGAAGTTTGAGGCTCGCCTCACCGCGCAGCTTGCCGACTTCACTAAGGCGCAGGAGAAATCCAAGGCTGATTTGCTCATCGAAGCCAAGGCGCAAATTATCGCGGAACTCGGAAGCGTCAAGGTTCCCGCTGAAAAATCCAAGGCTGAAACCGCGCTTTTCGGCATGGCGAAAGTCAGGGCAGCAATCACCGCACAACTCGAAAAACAGAAAAACTAACCACCCTATACAATGGCATACTCCTACCTCACAATGCTCGACCTCGCGAAGGTCAACGGCTCCGACCAGACCGTTGGACTTATCGAGGAAAACCTGAACGCCGCACCGGAAGCCGCAATCCTTCCCGCTCGTCAAGTTTCTGGCACTTCGTTCAAGTCGCTCGTCCGCACCGCCTACCCTTCCGGCGCTTTCCGCTCCGCGAACGAAGGCGTTGAGCCGGTCAAGAGCACCTACCTCAACAGGACGCATGAGACGTTCTATTACGACCTGCAACTCGAAATGGACGCGTCAATCGCCAGCGCCGACGAGAATGGCCCTGAGCACGCACTCGCGATGGAAGCGGACGGCGCGGCGCGCGGCTACATGCTCGACATCGGGCCGCAAGTCTGGTATGGACGCGGCACGAACGGCGACGCCAAGGGATTCCCCGGCGCGAAGGAAGTCGTGGATTCCGACCTTGTGCTCGACGCCACAGGCAACACGGCTGACACCGGAAGCTCCGTGTGGGCTATCTGCGCGATGCCTAAGTTCTTCGAGCTTATCTTCGGCAAGAACACCGTTCTCGAAGTCGGCGAGTGGCGCAAGCAGACCATCACGCGCAGTTCCAAGGAACTGACCGCGTGGAAGAACAGCCTCGAAGGATGGGTGGGCGCGGCGTTCTATTCCAAATTCGCAGTCGGCCAGATTAAGAATCTGACCGCGCAGAGCGGAAAGACGCTCACCGACTCGCTGCTTTCGCAGCTCATCCAGAAGTTCCCGATTGGCGTGAAGCCGACGCACTTCTTCATGAATCGCCGCTCGCGC